GATTGTAGACTTACTCGCATGAGTGGCAGCGTCAACAAGCGCGGCGTATTGACCGAGGGATATTCCTTCGTTGGTCGCTTGCTCCAAGATGACGAGCACCAAGTAGGCGTCAGCAGCGACGAAGATCTTAAATAAAGTAGGTGCTTAAATGGCTAACCTGGCTCCGTTCTTTGTAACCGGCGCAAGCTGTAAGATAAAGGTAAACGGCGTCACGTTGGCCTATGCTACCAATTTCTCATATTCCGTCTCAATTCCTCACGCAAGACCTAAGAATCTAGGAAGCTACGAGTCGAACTCGCTAGAGCCGTTGAGCTACGACGTCAGCGGATCGTTTGACGTAGTAAGATATGTCGACGGCTTAAAGCAAAAGATGGAAAAATTAGGCTATGCAGTACCCAGCGGCGTAAGCAATTTAGGAAACGGTCTTGGAGGTTGGTCTCCTTTTGCTGGAAGAAATGCGTCCATTAAAAACATATCCGCATCAGATGGTCGCGCCAACGAAGCATTAGATCCTTCTAGATTAAGCGACGCAATAACTTTTGATATAGAAGTGTATCAAAAATTGCCAGACGGAAGCCTCACTGGTATTGCTAGGGTAAGAAGCGCTAGGATCATGAGCATGGGATCATCGATCACTAAACGCGGAACTATGGTTCAAAGTTTTCAATTTGCAGCATTATACTTAGACGAAGATAGTTTTATAGCTGATTCTTCAGGAGCGGGCTAATTTATGGCTGGTCAAAAAGTAGGCAGAAGAGGATTTGACCGTGATTCTGGAAATGCTGCGACTATCGCAACGCGTCAATTGGTTAAAGAACTAACTAATGAGGCTGCCAGCGCGATAGCATTTAATCGTCCAAGTGCAAAGTACATGACCGGGGCTAGAACCGTAGTCAAGGTAAACGATACAATAATAGGTTTTGCTTTTCAGGTAACGTGGAACGTTCAAAACGAAACTGTGCCGATATATACGATAGACGACATCGCACCGTGGGAGATCGCACCTCAGCGAGTATCGGTCAGCGGCACGCTTGGCCTATTCCAGATACCTGGAAACTCTCCTGTGTATTCAGGCATAATGACGGATCTTAGCTCCTTTTTAGCTAATAAATATATAACTATAGAAGTAAAAGATTCCTCTACCGACTCTGTCTTGTTTAAAACCACCACCGCGATGATGACTTCACTTCAAGCTGATGTCAATTCTGAAAGAATATCGACGTATAGTCTTTCATGGCGAGCTGTAGGTTGGCAAGCTGAAGCAAGCTATAAGCCTCTAGATCCAAATCCTTAATCTGGTATAAGATAACGGGAAACCCTTATCCAGGAGCAGTACATGGACCTCCCAAAGAAAGAACGCACGTTTTCTTTTAACCACGTCAGCGAAGAGAGCAGCCTTACATACGAAGGCACTTTTACTATAAAATGTAAACTAAACGTCTCTGAAAAATATCAACTTGAGCTTGAGAAAAGCCGCTTGATGTCCGATATGCTAAATCCAAGCAACGGACTGATGGGGCTTGCTATTGCTCTAAGTACCCTTAGAGTAAGAATCGTAGACGGTCCTAACTGGTGGATCCAGGGCAAAGGCATGAACATCGAGGACGAAGACGTGCTTGTGGCCTTGTTCGAAAAGGTAGAGACCGAGTGCATGGAGTGGAGAAAAGAGCTAGCCGACAAAGCAGCTAAGGCTCGAGAAGAGTTGGGAAAATAGATGCCGACCAGGAGTCGGCATTCTCGCACATCGATGATATCGTAGAATACAGAGCAAGAGAACCACTAAACACTGAAGTGTCTCAGATGCGCTTCTTGATGTCTTGGTGGTCTAAGACTTACTCAAGACCGCTAAAAGATCCTTTACTACAAGAATACACATTAGAAGAACTATATTACGAATATCGCGACCGTATCGAGCGAGAAAAGGCCGCACAAGAGGCCGCAGAGCAAAAAGCTGATAATATAGAGCAAGAGAAGATCGACGACGCTCTGGCTTGGGCAGAGGCAGAAGAGAAGGCCGAAAGCGAAGGAAAAACAGACTCCAACGGCAACACGTGGCTTCCTTCAGAAGAAGACAAAGCCTGGATGGAGAAAGAACTTCAGCAAGCCAAAGAAGAGTTCGGCGATGACTTCGGCGAGGACATCAACGAAGAGTTTTAACGATGGCAAACGACAACGACAAGAATCGTCCACATGGCTCGATCCTCAATCGCGAACCAAACAAACTAGACAAGATCGGGTCTAGGAACGACATTAAATCATCTTTATTAAACGATGTAGCCTTAATGGAGCGTCGTGCTGCTATCGAGACCGTAGAGATGCGTCGTCTTCAGCAGCGTATAGAAGACATTCATCGCATTAGAAAAGAAAATGCGATAAGATATGCATTGGCGGCTATCGGCCAGCTGGTTCCTACTGAGCAGATGTTTGTAGAAGCGGGAGTAAGACCGAGTCTCGCTTCTGAGTTTGTTACAGAACTTTCTTCATCACCAAATCAACTTGCCAAAGCTTATACGACTGCGGTAGATAAATATGGCGTCAGACTAGATGCTCGAGAAAAACGCTATCAATCTGAGTATTCTAACTTAAAAGAACGAGCGCAAGTTAATGCAGCTCGTATATTTTCTAATAAAGTTATTAGCGTTGCCGGATCAGAGAGGAGCATGAGGAGTGCGCTCTCAGATCCAAACATAATGGAGATGGCTGAAAAATACGCTGCCTCTTATACAGAAGATCAACTAAGAAAAAAATACGAACACAGTAAATCTGCTCGTTATCGCTCTACTATTTCATTAGAAAAAAAGGCAGAGGATATATTTCAGGAAGGCGGACAAAAAGATTTTAATATACGAGCTAAGGATTTTGCCTACCACTCGCAACAAGAAGCTGCACTATATGGCGCATTAAGATTGCAAGAACGCGCTGGTTTGACCAAGGAAAAGATGAAAGAAAGTGGCGAACTAATCCAATCGACTATATTAGAAAGACGAGAAAGAGAAGAACTAAGTAAACGCGTCGCCTCTGGATCAGCTGGCTCTCTAAGCAGTGCAACATCTAAATTAACTGAACTTGAAGATGCATTTATAAAAATAAACAAAGAATTTAAAGAAACCGCTCAAGCTTCCGAAGATCTCCGCAAATCATTTAATAACGCTAGAAATTCTATAGAAGAACAACAAAAAGTAGTCGATGAGATAAAAAGACAAGGCGGAGGCGGAGGCGGAAGGTTCGGTCGCGCCATGACCATGGTTTCTCAGATCGGCGGTCCACTACTAGACGCTGCTAGATATGGATTTGTAACGTCTGACGTTCAGCAGATGAACGTGCGCATAGGTGCAGCTCAGTTCGCTAATCAGCGATACACAGATCAGTTAGCCGCGACCCAAGGCGACATGGCTGCACTTCGTCGAGTTACTCAACGACAGCAAGATGCAGCAGCCGCATACGGCAGAGCGTACGGCCAAAGAGAGACTGCGATATCTGCTGGAGAAATAGGCGTTGGAATAGCTGGAGCAATAGCGGGTGGAACGACTGCCGCAGCATTAGCCGCACCTTTTGGTGGAGTAACTGCCGTACCTGCCGGAATAATCGGTGCCATAGGCGGAGCAGTATACGCGACAAACAAAGCCGTATCGATAGGAAAAGGCGTTACGTATGGTCAGCAGCAGCAGATGTCTGCAAACCAGTATCAGCATCTCATGGACACGGTAAACGCAATTCCTGATGCTGCACGTCAGAGATTCTTCGACTACAGAATGGGCGCGTATCAGTCGATGATGGGCGCTGGTTCTGCGTTTTCTGGAATGTACGCAGGCGCAACTTCGCAAAAAGCACTAGAGACTTTGGCGGCTCAAGGCCTTGGCCCTGAAGAAGGCGCTGCGCTGTTCGGCTTCGGCGCCAGGTCTATAGGTGCAAGCTTTACTAGAGCTAGTGCTGACACTCGGCTGGGCATGGTGTCTAGAGCCGGACAGCTTCAAGCATTGGGCGTGATGAGCGCTCAAGAGTACATGGGCCGAATAGGTCAGATGGCTCAGACAGGCGGTTCGCAGAAAGACGTCGAAGACGTACTGGCTAATGCTGTCGCGCGAGGTGTCGATGACGCAAAATCTCTCAGCGGTATGTTTGAGGGTATTCAGGCGCTGTCTAGGGACGCCGCATCTAAAGGCGTAGGCGTTGCTCCGATAGTCGGTGCTCAGATGATGTTCGGCATGGAGATGCTCAGAGGCAGCGCTAAAGACGAAGCATTAAAACAAGCTCAAGTGTTGAGCGGACTTTCTGTAGCAGAAAGAATGACCACTTCGACAGGCGTCGACTTTAGCACGATGTCCACTATGGCAGGTTTAACAGGAATTCTTCCTGGTGTATCCCCTCAGGGATTGGGAAAGATTGCGGGTACCAGTGTTTCCGTTTTAGGCGCTCAGCTGCAGCAATTAAGACGATCAGGCAAGATGCCGGGTCAAGTTTTAAGTCCGTCTGAAATTGCGGCCATGGAAGTGCCAGAAGCTTTCGTCAACAAACGTGGCGAATTAAGAAATTACGAAGACGTCGAAAAGATAATGAGCGAAAAATTAGTCAATCAGATCGCAGGACGATATGCCTATAGTCCCGAGATCAGTTCTGCAGTTAAAAAGCTTATAGAAGCTAAAGGCGACATCAGTAAATTAACTACACCAGAACAATTAGCAATTTCTGAAACTCAGGCAGGCATGACGGGAACAGCTGCGATAGTAGGCGGCGCGTTTGGTACAGAAAGTTTTTCAAAAGATAAGTTTAAAGAATTTCAACCATTGACCGGCGGTGCAAAATCGGCTCAAGATGCAATGATAGCTGGAGCAGCTGGGCAAGTAGGTCAGATATTAGATGCAGGTAGACTGGCTGGCGGCATGGATAATTTAGCCGCCGCTATAAGCGAACACATGACTAAGACTGCAGAAATGACCAGCGCAGTACAATCAGCAATAGAGTCCACAAAAGCAGCTGCGTCGATGAAATTAGATACTAAAGGTTTCAATGATGGAGTTAGGGATTTTAAGGACGCTGTTGGCATTTTGGTTAATGCAGTAGCCCCAATAGGATCTGGAATGTCGGATCAAAAGTTTAGAGCAAAACAAGGCTTATAGTAAATGGTACGTAACCCTACAGCTGGAATAGTGATATACAACTACAAAGAACGCGGTGGTTCTGTAGACATATCATCTCAGCAAACCGAAAAGATCTACATCACTAAGTCTATAATGTCAATAGGGACCGCTAAGAATAAGTCCTCTCCTTCGGGCAAATTTGAGATTACTTTAGCGCCAACAAAGAACTGGATCTCTGAGATCTCAATCGGAAGTTGGATAGAGATTCACATGTCTCCTAAGGTATTAACGCAGTCCGACTTAGAGGCTTCGTCTATAGAGACATTAAAGCTTATAGGAATGATTGATTCGGTTAGAATGAGCGTGTCGGTGGATCAGAGTACAGGTGCGAGAATAACGACATACTCAATAGTAGGGCGCGATTGGGGCGCAGCATTAGAATCTTACGTCTATGTAGATTCCGCTATAACTGATAGAAATGATTCTCCACTTGAGGCAGCGCTTCGACTGGGTTTTGCTAAACTTTTTCTATCTTTAAAAGAACAAGCATGGGCCGGCAAGTTTAGTAGCTCAAATCTAGTAATGAAAATAATTTCTTACTGGGGAATATCGTCGATCTCTAATAGCAAAAATCAAAAAGAAGTTGCGCAAAGAATTCTTCCTCAAACAAACACAGGTCAGCAAAAACCCTCACCTGAAGTTGGAAGTTTTGATAAATTCTTAAACCAATCTAACAAATCTGCTATCTCAAAATCTGTAAATATAAGCAGATATGCCCCTATATCGGAATTCTTATTGCCTATAGAGTTGTCTAACAAGATTGATGCTAAAATGAACAGCTTAGCAAAATCCATAAAACTGATCGATGGTAGATTGATTAAATACAACATGTATTCTGGCGATGAGATGGAATCTGTAGGCCTGATAGATCCTCAGCGCATAATTGGCACTAATACGCTTTGGCAACTACTTAATGTTCACTGCAATGATGTGGTTAATGAATTAGTTGCAGATCTAAGATGGCCCAATGAAAAGGCGTATCCAGAATTTGCACTATATAAAAGAATTAAACCTTTCTGGTTGCCAAATCAGGCTACAAAAACACCAGGAGGCGACCCTAAAATCAAGTCTAGTTTCTTCAACGTAAGAAAAGTCAATATATCAAAACAGCATGTTCTTTCTATAGAAACCGGAGACAACGCAGAAGACATAATAAACTTCATAGAAATAGTGCCTCAAGTTCCTGCAGGATACGACGTTGATATAGCTGTACTTGCTACCGCTAAAAATAAAAGTGCAACTCACGATCCCGCATCATTCGCAAGATACGGAATAAAGCCCATGTTTTATTCTACGTTATTCTTTCCAGCAAGCTCAAAAGGTGGACCAGAGATGTCTGCGCTTGATCGATGGTTACCGGTGCTTAGGGGATGGTTCTTTGACTGTCACAAGATGCTCAACGGAACCGTGACTATAATTGGGCAAAATAACTACATAGGCGTAGGCGACAACATTCTTATGGATTCAGAGATCTTCGGTGATCTTAACTATGTCAAAGAAGAAGTTGGCAAGAAACCCTCTGATATAAAGATACTTGCGCACGTTCAGTCTGTGTCTCATAGGTTCTCGTACATCGAGAACGGATCTAGATCGTTTGTAACCACAATCAGTTTCGTGCGTGGAATAATGACGGATGCCAAAGGTGAAAATCTTATAGGCTCTAAATCGTTCGGTATCGCGACCGAATCATCAGACGTTAAAGATAAAAGTAGATCTAACGTCTCATATAAAGATGAGGCTACAAAATGATAATAAGAGACTCATCTATATACGGCAGTCCAAGCGCATCTGCGCTTCCTATAGGCGCAGACGTGCGTATCGGCATAGTTAGGTTCGCAAAATATCACGACGACATAGATTCTGTGGTCTACACCGTTGAAGTTCAATACAAGGGTATGCGCTATATACTGAACTGCAGAACTATAGCAAAATTTGGTGATGTTTACAATTACGAGGAGATGGGTTTAAGAACTTGGGATTATACGTCCAAAGACCCCATCCCTAGATCTTACTCTAATCGAGTAGGAGAAATGGTTGCTGTTGTTCATATAAACCAAACACCTAATGAAGGTCTTATATTAGGATCGATCCGTCATCCTGCGCATAAGTGCAAGATCAAGTCAGGCGTAGCATATGCTTCTGAGTTCAACGGCTTAGAGACTACGATCTCAGATGCTGGTGCTTATAAGATAAAGTTTCAAGGCACGCCGACAACGGTTGCCAACTTAAAGTCCATCAGCGGAGACAAGAAACTTCCAGAGGCTAAGTACGATGATAAGGTCGCAGGCTCATACTTCACCTTCGACGCCAAGGGCGCATACGAAGTAAGCGACGGTGCCGAAAAACCGCAGTCCATCAAGATAGATAAACAGGCAAAAACGCTAACGATAATCTCAGGCGATATCGCCATAACGCTGAAAAAAGAAGACAAGTCGGTAGCTCTTAAGTCTTCAACGCTTACGATTGAGACAGAAAAATCAACTTCAATAAAAACTCAAGAATTTGCTATAAACTCTAGTAAGGCAGTAAAAATTAAAGGGGCAAAGATCGCCATAGGCTCTGGCGGCGTTGAGCTACTGGATAGCTTGATTAAGCTTATAGACGGATTAGGCACACTTGTGGTAAACTCTCCAGTTGGGCCTTGCTCGCCCGTTCAGTCTGCTCCAACTTGGAGCCAGATTGAGGCCATCAAGAGCAAACTGTCGTCTATAAAAGGAAGCTTATAGTCTTTCATGTTATCATTATAGCTGGAGGTTTTTATGGCAAACCCGTGGAATGCAATAGCAAAATATGTGAGCGACTTTGCGCATCCAGACAAGAATAGCGGATCATCAGTTAGTTCTGAAGCAGAATATGATAAAATTGTAGATGCTATATACAAACCTGATTATAGTAAAAATAATAACTGGCTAAAGTCTGCTCCTTATGCATTTCAGGCAAACATAGAGGGCAAACAAAGGACGTTTTATTTACCTATAAGCCCTCAAAATCTAACAATATCTACATACTTTGCAACCAACACTATCGCAACTTTATACGGAACCGTAGAAGAACATTCTGAGCAGCGATATTTTGACATCGCGATACAGGGAACGACAGGCTTCAGTCCTGCTTTTTACGACCAGAATCAACAGATTCCATCTGCTGGAAGAGAGAGTTTTGCTTCTACTGCGTTCATGTCATCAAGCATATACGGTTTCGCGTCAGGTCTAATAGGTAAACTTAACAAAGCGGCGCAACAAGCAAAAGACATATACAAATCTATAAGTGGAACAACAGACGGTCAATTTCAGGCAGGAGTTAGCGTCTCTAGAAGCGGCTATGCTGCATTTCATAACCTGTATAGATTTCTGCTAGCGCATAAGAAATATGCGTCCAGTGGAAAGATGAGCGCGAATATAGGCAGCGAAAATCTAAACGATCTAAGCAAAGACCCAACTCCTCTTTATTTCATCAACTTTAAAGATAACAACAAATACTCCTGTGTCGTACAAAGATTCACGCTTGAAAGATCAGCCAATCAACCAATGCTCTATAACTATAACATTCAGTTGCGAGCTTACAATATATCACCCGCAGTAGCACCAACGGTGACTAATGTAGCTGCAGCAAGACTTACTGCTTTGGGTCTTGACGGCAGCACGGCTTCTATAGCATCTTCTTTTAAGGGTGCAGTAAGCAACAGCAAGGGCTTATTAAATACACTTAAAAATATACGTGGAATATAATGGACGCCATAAACGCAGCATATGGAGCACTATCAGACTTGTCGCTTTGGACTAAGGTTCAGAGCGGCGATAGCTTAAAGTTGTCAGATGTTCCTGCAATAGCAAACTTGCGTTTTCAATACATACTAGACAACTGGAGTTCGATAAGGGACACTGTCGTATCTAATGCATCTGACTATTATGATTTAAAAAAGTTCACGCACGAACTAGACGAGTTTGATAAGTTTGTAAGTATCATGCAGACACAAACTACGACTGTAAAACAAGCTGCCAACAACAAAAGCATGGTGGCATCTTATTATTCTGTTTTTGATAATATGTACGTGAACGATCTCAACGCTTCTAACGCAGAAGAAGATCTTGTTCAAGCAGAGATCGATAGAGTCAACAGCTTTAAAAAGAACACATTTTTAAACTTGCGAAAACTGATAATCGCAGGACGTGATGCTATAGCGGACTCTATCGGTGCATCCGATGCAACGTACAACGACATATACAATAGAAGTTCTTTGCCTAAGCTTTTAAATAAGTCGATACCAGAAATATCCACTTCGTATCTTTTTCATCAGTCACTATACTTAATAGAGTCAATACTGGCGAATGAGACCATCTTAAACTCTTCGGCATATGTTGATCCCTTTGCGTTCGCTAGAGCAAACGCGAACAACCCTGCAATAGATATAAAGACCTATTCTTCCGGATCACTTGTTAAACTTAACTATAATGAATCGCTCCAAACTTTAGCTTTAAGAACTATGGGCGACGAGCAGCGATGGGTAGAGATAGCCATCGCTAACGGTTTAAAGCCTCCGTACATAGACGAAGTAGGGATAAAGATACCGCTTGCGTCGAGTGCTAGGAGCGATACCGTTAACATAGCGGCTACAGATTCTAGTTCGATGCCAAATAAAGATAAAATTTATATAAATCAAATAGTTATACTTCAATCAGACGTTGAAGTGATGCCAGATCAAAGAACTATAATAGCCATAAAAGAAATTCCTGTGTCTGGCGAACTAATTATTCAACTAAGTGGATCTAAAGACTTAGATAAATATAAGTCTACAGATAACGCTTATATTAGGGTCTTTGCACCAAATACGATCAACAGTAATTTTTACGTTTTAATCCCATCGGACAATCCAGCTCCAGCAGAACTTAACAAACCCACGCCCTGGTTCTTGAGCAACAAGGGAGAAGACGAGAAGAGTGCGGGTGTTGACTTTTTATTAAGCAACGATGGCGATATAGCGATCAGCGAAGCCGGCGATTTTAGGCTTTCGTACGGTGCAGACAACGCTATGCAGGCCCTAAAGATACTAATGTCAACTTCTACGGGTAGTCTCATTAGACACTTCGAGTACGGTATTCCTGATTTTGCCGGAATACGCAACGTCGATCCAGATGGGCTTAGGGCCACCATAGCTGAAAACATATCTAGACAGATAACTAGCGACCCTCGTTTCAGTAGATTAGAGTTCTTAACGGTAGAATATCTAAGCCAAGGATCTGTTGGGCCTTCTGGCTATATGATAAAACTTGGTGTTGTTCTTGCCGGAGGCGCAGGCAACGTTATTCCCATATCCTTCAGCGTAAACGTACCGCAGTAAGAGGCAGGTAATGGCTATAAGTCTTCAAAGTTACAATGAGATTCTTGGAAAACTGGCCCGCAAGATAATCGCAGATACGCCTGTTAACGACTTGAATCCAGGATCTGTCTTGTTGACTCTGCTTGAAGCTGTAGCATCTCAGGACTTCGAGAATAACGCTAGCATACTTAGCGTATTAGAGACTTTAAACATAGACGCACTCAAGAACTCTGATCTTGATGCAAGAGCCGCCGACTACGGTCTTGCTAGAAAAACTTCAGTAAAAGCAACTGGTTTTATCAAGATACAAGATTCTAGTATCACAAAGCGTGCAACTACCCTTTATGCAGTAAAACCAGCCCCAATAGCTGGAGCCACTAAGATATACGTAAACGACGCCTCATCTTGGTCGTCAACTGGAACATTGTTTATAGGTCGCGGCACCCAGCAGTTCGAAGGGCCGATATCGTATACATCCGTAGTTAGTAACGGAAGTTTTTACACAATAAATCTTGCGTCTGCCTTGCAGAAAGACCATTTGACATCAGACACGGTCATCGATGCTCAAGGAGCCATCGATCGCCTCATCCCGTCTGGAACTGCGGTAAAGATACCGTCAAACAATCTTTCTCCTGAGATCAGATACATTACGCTGCGCGATGCTGTGCTGGCAGCAGGCGAAGACACCGTGAGCGATATCTCGATAATCGCTGAAAACTCAGGCGTCCAGGGTAATGCCGGCATTAACTCGATCACGATGTTTGACGCGCTTCCTTTTGCCACTGCGATAGTTTCCAATACGTCGGTTCTATCTGACGGACGCGACACGGAATCAGACGACGACCTTCGCGAAAGACTTAAAAACTATTCAGCAACACTCTCTCGTGGAACAAGGGCTGCAATCTTGGCAGCTGTAGTAGGCGTGTCTGACTCCAGCGATGGGAAGCAGGTTTCATCGGCCGTAATTCAAGAGCCAGCCGCTTATGGCGAGCCTTCGATAGTGTACGTGGATGACGGATCTGGATTTCAGCCGTCTACTCAAGGTCAGTCAGTAGATGTTTTGCTGACTTCTGCTAGCGGTGGAGAGCAGTTTCTTCAGTTGTCGAATTATCCGCTTCCTAGATCTCAAGTAAAAAATGAAGTATCAGGACCTGTAGAACTTACGGCAGGATCTACGCTCGTTGTCTCGGTAGACGGCGTTGAGCAAGAAATTATAATATACTCGACTGATTATGCAAACGTAGCATCTGCCACCCTAGTAGAGATAGCATCAGCAATCAACACGCAAGCAAACATAAATAATTACAACTTTCGCTGTAGACTATCAGATGAATCTACTCGCTTGCTTCTATATCCAACAGATTCAGCTGCTGAATTTATTCAAGTTTTAGGTACACTCTCAAGTGGCTCCGTTAATGCTAACGATGCTATTAAATTTTCTACTAATATTTACTCATATATATCACTTTATAAAAATAATGTACTTCTTAAGTCAAAAGAAAGAGTTGCAACATTAACAACTCTTTCTGCACCATGGACATCGCTTATAACGGATGGAACATTAGTTATATCTGTAGATGGAACACCTCCACAGAATCAGTCGTTCAGTACTGCTGATTTTGGTGGAACACCTATATCTGCAGTATCGCCACTTCAATGGGCTACTGCAATTAACTCTAAATTTGCTGGCATAACAGCAACAGCAACATCCAACGGTAAGATTCAAATATCTTCCAATAAGACTGGGTCGGGATCGTCAATTGAGATTATCGGTGGAACATACGTAAATGACTGGTTTGCTGGACTACCTACTTACGATGTAGGTACTTCGTCTGATTTTAGTATCAATCGTCAGACTGGAAATGTCATGCTAACCGCGCCTGCAACCAAAGGCGACTCTATCACCGCTGGAAATGCAGATGCTAAAGGATACGTAACCTCTGCATCGACAAATACTGGAACATATGATCTTAGCGCAGACGGAGACGGACGTCCATCGGAGATGGTCGTCGTAGCAGACGGAATCGCTGTAGAGCCTAGATCAGACGCCATGCCTGCAGTAGGTAGCGGTCTTAAAATTCTAACCACAGACAGTAGTCCTGGAAATTCGTCTATTCAGACGGGATGCATGCGCATACTCGCAGATACTACCGCAACACTTCAGAATGCTAGGGTAGGCGATTATATATACATAGCGTATAAGCAACTTTCTGCTGACTGGTTTAGCTTAAACAATACCGGTTTATTTAAGATAGTAAAAAAAGGCAAACACACAACATCTGGAGTTGACACCTTCGTTGACGTTATCAACGTAAGTGCGTCAGCGGATCCTGCTTTAGACTTTCATAAAACAAGCTTAGAGCAAGACGTTCAGACCTTCGGATCTGACGCGTATCCGCAGATATGGAAAGCATCTTATGTTTCAACTTCTGTGCCGATCACTCTTCAGCAGATGATATCGTCTTTTGGCAGTGATCTTGCAAACGTTAAAGGTTCTATATTTAAGACAAGCTCGTTAAAGATGACAAGCACCACAGAGAACGATGGCGCAATAGCTGTGCCGGTTTCTATAGGAAAGTTGTCCTTTATATTTGATACAGCTCAAGGATCAGAGCTGGGTAATCAATCTCACGTCGCAACTAGAATTGCCAGTGCGGATATGCTTACATGGTTCAAGCGTGGCTCATATATAGAGCGCGTAGGCGACTTAATAAGTACAAACACTCTTCTTAAAGATCGCGTTAGATATGCAGACGTTACCGGTGGTATCTCTGCTAATGCACTTGACAATGCTGCCTCGTTAAGCTCTTCTTTATTTAACACTTCTAGTCTTGCGTACAGCGACGTTGTAAACATCACATCTGGTGCCAATAAATCGCTGTTTAAAACCCCAGTAGAGATTCAACCTAGCAATATTTTAGAGATACGCGATGCAACTCCTAATGCTTCTTTTGATTATCTTTCTGGTGATTCTCTTCAATTGGTGAAATCTCTTACTTTTTCTTCAGATGATTCAGTTATATTTATCTTAGACAACGACGCTGTAAATAGAACAATCAACGTAAACTTTTGGCGTACAGGAAGAGTAGGTTCTTTTATAGCCCCTACTAATAATCAATTTTCTGCTTATGATGCAGACAACGAATCAGGCGTTACTTTTGGAAGCCCTACAGTATGGTCGACCTCATCTCCTATAAATACAAACTTTGATGATTACGCAGTATGGTTTAGAAGTCGCAACTGGTATAGAACAGGCGGCGTTTCTTCTAGTGATGGAACCTTGATATTGCGCGCAAAAGAATATGGTCCAATCGGTGATTCTCATAGATTTGTCATCGATTATCCTTCTTATAAAAATCAATCAGCAAAAATATTACACGATAACAATTCTGAATACACGACAACAACTTATTACTTTGGATCAGATGACGCTAAAGCTACTGGATTTAATAGTGGTTCTAGATTTACAGTTCGCAATATCAAAACCATTACTACGACTGCACAAGGTTCAAGCACTGGCCAAGTATCAAGTGGTGATTACTTTTATCTATACAACAGTGCAAGTACCGTGGTCGTTTTCTGGTATGCTGTAAATAACGATAGCACGTCTCAGCCAACAGTGTCTATTCCTGGCGTTACTGTAAGTCGATATTGGAGAATAGGATCTATCGTGACAGGTGATAGTGCGACTAATGTTGCTGCTAAAACAGCTGTTGCAATTGACAACGATGACAGTTTTGTTGCCACATCTTTTCAAAATGTTGTATCCATAACTAACAATTTCGACATATCAACTCCTGCGCCTAGTCAAAGTGGTTTAGGATTCGTTTTCAATATGTCTACAAACATGTGCAGATACGGTTTTGAATCTACTATTGATCTAAGCACAGTTGATATTGGCGACATACTATCAATAGCAAGCACGTTAGGAAGCAGTATTTCTCCAGGCAACTACGGTACTTTTAAAATAAATGCAGTCAGCGATGTGCTTAAATATGTTGACGTATATAATCCAAATGCCACACAGACTACAGCAGGCGTTGTTGACGTTGCACAGGTTAGTAATATTGTAGCAGCTGGAACAAACATGACGCAAACCGTTACGGTCACGTCTGGCTCCTCAATAACAACAGGCGGATACTTTAACATATACGATCAAGCTGGTCTTGTTGTGGTGTGGTATGATTTGACGGGTTCTACTCCTACGCCTTCGGTTCCTGGTGCGATTAGATATATAAAGATCTCTGGACTAACAAGTTCCAGTTCTAATAGTGCAGTCGCATCTGCGACAGCATCTGCTATAGATGCAGACTCTCAATTTATTACCACGTACTCATCAGGCAGTTCTTTTACACTTACTAATTCTTTCATTGGTCCAGTTATTGCGGCATCTAACGGGTCTGGTACGTCTTTTACTTTTGCTACGACAAATTCCGGAAATCCTATTGGCGGTAAGTATTTTAAATTATACGACGGCATCACATCTACCGTCGCAGTATGGCTGAACGTGAACGGCGATGCTATTCCTCCCCATGGGTGCGATAGAGCTATTCAGGTTATATTAAACTCAACAGACTCTGCCAATACAGTGGCTAGTAAAATTGCTGCATACATGAATGCTGATTCTGAGTTTGTTGCAATATCAAGTGGATCTCAAGTTACGATATCAAATTACTACAACGGCGCAAGAGGGACAGCTTCTGATGGCGTTTCGCCTTATGCTACTGGTTTTACAGTTGCTGTAACTCAAATTGGACAAAATAATAGCTATAATATAACTTCATCTAGCACTGGTATACTTATATATCCATTGTTGTCGACTGCAGTAAGCGACATATGCGATGTTATAAATACTAGCCAAACTATGACTGCCGCATACGTTGGTAACGCTACTGATATTATCGATACAGCGACTAAGGAAGAGCTTCTTGCCGTTTCGTACGCTCACAATCCAGATCCATTGTCAGGTCTAAGTAACTTCGTTAAGATGTTCGACGGCGAATCTTTTGTTAAGAGTTTTTCAAACGCAGATCCAGAGTTTGTGCTAAAGAAAAGCTTGATACTTCAAGGGTTGCAACCAAGTATCTACGACATGTCGTCTTGTCCTAATCCTGGAACAACTGACGTAGGTGAGTTTTTCAAATTGATTCCTAGGACGGTAGACAACGTTAAACATCAGCTTACGCATAAAGCCATGTCTCAGCTACCTATAGTTGCAGACGTGGATATTGCGGGTGATTTTAGAAGGATACAAATTAAGTCAAAGAAACTTGGTACAGCAGGCGCTGTTGAGGTCGTAGGCGGTCGTGCTAACTCGGCAGAGCTCAGCATAATAGGATCAGCTGGTATTGACGTAAATACCGACTCAAATATCGAATACTTAAAATTAGCAGTACAAGCTTATCCAAACGTCTTCAGTAAGGGAGACACGATCAAGATATACAACGATCTTCCTGCTAAACGCAAGTTTTTGCCAGATTTAAATACTACTGTTCAAGTTCAAAATGACTCACTTGGTAATGTTAAATATTTTATAGGCTCTCGTGCGTTTAACTTTAACCCGTATACTCGCTGGAACATAACCGATGTTTCTTCTAGTTATAGTGCAGCAACTGGTACCATCTGGCGCTGGGCGCATACGCCGTCTGGTGCTAAGGCTGTTGTAAGCGGACTTGTGCAGAGCTACAACATCAGCTCAATAACTAGAGTTTACGGCGCACCTTACAGCACAGCGACAGTCACGCTTTCTTCAAATCACAACCTTCTTGCGGGACAGATCGTCGTTATATCGGGCATCATCGATGTTCCGTCCTTGAACGGCACATGGACCGTTCTAAGTCCTGGAACCAACACGTTCCAATTTCAGTGTACCGGTTCAAATGCAGTAAGTGTAGGCGGAAGTCTTGCTTCGGTTGAAGCACAAAGCACTCATACTCAAGCATATGCGGCAGATGGAACGTCACTGTCTACTAGAATACATGCTTTTGACTTCTTTGAAGGCAACAGCGCATCTCCGATGTCGTTGTCTCTGACCGTCGATCAAGTTCCAACTCAAGCAGATTACTTCGTCATAACAGGTCCATCTTTCAACTCGCCAGGATCCACTCCTACATTTGCGGTATGGTTCGACGTCGATGGAGCCGGAACCACTCCTAGCAACATGGCTGGAAAACCATATAATCTTGCAACCTATAAGACAAAGGTAAGCGTGCTGAGCGGTGATTCTGTAAACACTATTGTTTCTAAGCTTTCTGCTGCGTTGTCTTCTGACGTAAATCTGGCATCTTTCATGGTTTCTTCTCTTACCTCAGGAACAAGCCTTGCTAACGTTCAGCCTGGCGATATCGTTAACGTGTGGCCAAAGAGTGGTGACACTAGCCTTATCGCAAACTGGCCCATGGGCAATCAGTCGCAAACCTCAGGTGCACTCACTGTATCTGGTCTTCCGGTTCTGAGCGTCAATCCAAGCAGCAGCTATATGGACGTCATAAATCCCAACGGAAGAGCGATGAGCAACAAGTTCGTCAGCGAAACCGGTGGGATGTCAATATCACCAGCTATATCCACAAGATTCAGGCTTAAGCATTCTGCACTTAGACGTGCTACGACTATTGTTCTTAACGGAACTACAGCTACAGCAACGACGTCGATTCCTCATGGTTTCAGCATAGGCGACAGCGTGGTCATCAGCGATACCGGAACCGTCGACGGAACCGTAACTGTAACTGAGACTCCAACATCGACTTCTTTTAAGTTCTTGTCCAGCGTCAGCGCGAGCACGACTAACGGTAACTGCACATTGTCTAGCTCAACAACAACGCGATACAAGATAAGCAGTCTTGGCTTCAAGGATCTTTTCAGAATCCAGGCAGCACTAGGCGATAGTCCTAAGTTTGCTGACTGTGGCGTCTGCGTCGATGACTTCGTTCAGATCTCAGGCAGCACATTTAAAGCCGATAATAGAGGTCGATTTAGAATATTATCAGTTGACAACGATTCAATAGTTATTAAAAACGCAAACGGAAAAGAAGAGCTCGATACCTATAAGTTAATGAACTACACAGATATTACAGCAACATGGAACTCAGGTTCGAGTACAGTTTCTGGCACTGCAGGCTCTTTTAAGAACGTTAGCGTTGGATCTTGGATACGTAGCATAGACGATGATGACGCAGCATTTGTTCAAGTTATTGCAATGAACTCTTTAACGCCGTCACTGGCTACATCAGTAACGCTTGGTCAAACCTATAGAGGTGCAACTAGCACGAGCGTTGGTCTTGTAGCAGACTTTGAAAACGGCGTAGGCTTAGGGACAGAACTTCTTAACATTGACGATCTACAGGTATACGAGTGCGATTCTGCACTTGTAGGCGATAGTCTTGTTATAAACTCTATAACAGATAGCACATGGT